TAATTGAAAAATATAAAAAAGGTGGTGGTAGAGGTGAAAGACTTAAAAAAGCAGTTACTACAACTAAGGTTACAACAACAACTAAGTTTAAACCTAAACTTAGAGGACCTGCAAGAGAATTTGATTATGTTGAAGATGTAAAAGTTTCTGGTGAAGCAGATCCTTGGATGCGTTCAAGAAATGTTTACTTTGCTGCGAACGGTTTAAGACCATATACAAAGCATTACAAGTATCTTGATGCACAACAAGTTGATATTGTTCCCAAACTTTGTGAAATTGAAATGAATTCAGGTACATTTACCGTATTTGAAAATGCTGATATTTTCGATATTAGGGGTAGAAAAGTTGGATTCATAAGAGTTCAAAGACCTAATCATAAGTTTGGTGATACTACAAGACCTGATATTGGTGCTGGTTTAGGATCTCCTGCGGTTCTTGTTGAAGAATATCAAGTAGACCCTTATGACAGAGATAGACCTGGACCTGGAACTGCATATTCTCCAACATCAAAACTGATTAATTTTGGTGTAAGAGTTCTTTCTATTAGTGAAAAATTTTATGGATATGTAAGAAAAGGATTTAAAGTTGTTGGTAGAACATCTGGTGCAGTTGCGACAATAACAAGAGCCGAATTAGTCTCCGATAATTGGGGAGATATAATTGGAACGTTCTTCTTTAGAAATCCAAATTCTAATCCAGCACCAGCAATAAGAGTTAAGAGTGGAACAAAAACTGTAAAAGTTACTGCAGTTCCTCCTGGTGTAACTCCATTACCAGGATCTACTGTATTTGCATCGGAAGCAATTGGAACTTATAGTGGTTCCGGAAGTATTTTAACCCAAGAAACTTCTAGAGTTTCTGTTAGAAATCCACCCAAACCACGTAGAAAGAAAACTGAAATTGACATTAAGAAAACTGTTAAGGCAGTTCATAGAGACCCCCTTGCACAATCATTTACGGTTACAGAACCAGAAGGTATTTTCTTAACTTCTGTTGATCTATTCTTTGCAACTAAGGATCCTGGTGCAAAGATCTTTGTTGAACTTAGAACAGTTGAACTTGGAACACCAACAGGTCTTCTAGTTCAAGATTATGCTCAGGTTTCACTTAATCCTGCAGATATTAATGTTAATGAAGCAAATCCATTTGAACCAGTAGCAACAAATGTTAAATTTGAATCACCAATTTATCTTGAAGGTAATGATACAGAATATGCTATTGTCATTCTCTCTCCAGCATCTGATGGATATGAAATGTGGACGGCAACAATGGGCAAAAAGACTGTTAGAACAACAAGTCTTCCTGATGTTCAAAATGTTGTTGTTACTAAACAGTATCTTGGTGGATCTCTGTTCAAATCTCAGAATGGAACAATCTGGACTCCTTCACAGTTCCAAGATCTAACATTCAGACTTAATAAAGCAAAATTTGTTAAATCTGGCACCGTTACTTGGTATAATGGAGATGTGTTACCTAAGGGTGATAATTCTTCCATTTTGGAAGATAATCCAATTCAAGGATTACCAAGAAAGTTAAAACTGCCAGTAACTGGTGTTACTGCAAATGAACAATCTTTACTTTTAACAGGTGTAAAAGTTGGACAAGGTGGAGTAAGCGTTACTCCTGCAACAGAAGGCACGACTGGATTTATTGAAGCAACTGGCGGACCTATTGCTGCAACGGGAACTGGTAACGTTGCTATTGGAAATAGTGGTTCTGGGTATAAGGCAGGTTCTTATAATAGTGTTCCACTATTCCCAATCTCTGGTCAAGGATCTGGAGCACAAGCAACTATTACAGTTGATGCTTCTGGTGGTGTAACTGGAGTAAACATTACTGCTGTTGGAACTGGATATCGTAGTGGAGAAGTTGTTGGTGTTACATCTGCAACTGGTGGTGGAGGTAGTGGTGCCAGAGTAACAATCAAGACTCATAATACCACTTTTGATACTCTGTATATGACTAATGTTTTGGGTGAAAACTATACTCAGGGTGAAGCATTAGTTTATTATACGGAACCAGATAATCATCTTTCTAGAACTGCATTAACTGCTGGTGCTAATGTTGGAACTAATGGATCTTCAATTTACGATGAAAAGTATGTTGGAAACATTATGAGCATTAAGCAGCATAATCACGCACATCATGGTGGAAACAATAAAATTGAAATTGTTGATATTAAACCAGATAGTACTAAGACGGAACTTAGTGCAGCATTTGGATTAACTGACACTACAGTTTCTATTGCAAATACTTCATTATTTGGAGTTGCTGAAGGAATTTCTACAAGTAGAGGATATGCAATCATAAACAGTGAAGTAGTTTCTTACAGTAATATTTCTGCAGGAAATGCTGGAGCAGGAACTCTTAGTATTGATGGAAGAGCAGTAAATGGAACTGTAAAAATTGCACATGAAACTGGAGCATCTATTCAACCATATGAAGTCAATGGTGTTTCTTTGATGAGAATTAACAAAACTCATAATATTCCATCAACATTTTATAAAAATGAAAGTTCGGATCTTGATAGTTACTTCATAGAAGTTGACAGGTCAACACCATCAAGTAGGGTTTCTGGAGATGCTTTGTTGAATTTTGCATCTGAAAAAGGATTTGGTGGCACTGAAGTTGGTATTTCTCAAAACTACCAGTTCAGCACTATTGTTTCAGAATTTAATATTATTACCCCTGGAAAGGGAACTTCAGCAAGAAGTTTCATTAGAACAATATCTGGAACAAGTGCAGGCGGAAGAGAAGTTTCATTCCAAGATCAAGGATATGAACCACTTCCTCTCAACAAACCACTCAAGTTTAATACTCCTAGAATGGTTGCTTCCAGAGCAAATGAACTTGAAAGACTTACAACGTTACCACGTAATAAGTCACTAACAATGAGAGTTGAGTTTGCAAGTGAAAATGAAAATGTCTCCCCCGTAATGGATGCACAAAATGCAACATTCATTCTTGGAAGAAATAAATCTAATGCTCCAGTCGGTGATTACATTACAGATTCTAGATCTAATTCCATAGATCAGGATCCACATGGTGCGGTATTTGTAACTAAGAGTATTTCTCTTGCACAACCAGCAACAAGTTTGAAAGTGTACATTGCTGCTAATGTACAAGAAGGTGCAGATTTTAGAGTCTTATATCAATTATATAAAGCAGATTCTACGGAAATTCCTCAGAAATTTGTACCTTTTCCAGGATATGATAATTTGAGAGATACTGATGGAGATGGTTTCGGTGATATGGTAATTAATTCAGACTTAAATAGTGGTAGAGCGGATGCATTTGTTTCTCCTAATGGAACCGAAGGGTTCTCGGAGTATCAATTTACTGCAAACAATCTTGATCAATTTACTGCCTTTGCATTAAAGGTTGTAATGTCATCCACAAATGAATCAACACCAGTTTCACTTACAGACTTTAGAGTAATAGCACTTGCATAATATGAATAGTGACAATTTAATTCCTGTTGAAGGTGAGCGTCATCTTTTTAGAGATAAAAATACTGGCGCTATTGTTAATACTGACTCATCAAGTTATGATCAATATATTAAAATGAAGAAGCGAAAGCAATCAGAGCGAGATGAGTTAGATTCACTTAAACAAGACATTGAAGAAATAAAATCCTTACTAAGGGAGATTACTAATGGACCCAGATGAAATTACGTTGGATAAACTTTCCAAAAGTTTCGAGTATACAAAACTAGCAAGAGAAATTGATTCTTGTGATGATAGAGATATGCTAAAAAATATTGCAAAATCATATGTCAAGCTTTATTTGAAGCAACAGGAAACTGTAATTAGATTAGGACTTCCAGGAATATAAATATATTTAAATCCTGAATTGTATATAAATGGCTGAAATAAAGGTCAGAGTAGGTCAGCAACCCGCTGTAAAAGTAATATCTTCATTGGCGGGTGCCCAAGGTCTTTCTTTGGCAGAACTCAGTGATGTTAGTGCTTCTAACTTGCAGAATGGTATGGTGCTTGTTTACAACAGCAGTATCCGAAAATGGGAGGCAACTTTAACCCTGACACCAGGTGCAACGCAGAATTTAGACATCAACGGAGGAAATTTCTGACATGGCAAGTATTATTAGGATTAAGAGATCCTCAGGTACTAGCAAACCAGCCAGTTTACAATGGGGTGAACTTGGATACGTAACTGGTATTGGTAGTTACGGAGGAACAAATCAATATAAAGATAGGATTTTCCTAGGAGATGACGGCACAAACGCCAATCCTGTAGGTGGATTCTATTACACCTCAATGATGGAGCACGACCCAGGTGCTATCCAAGGTGTAACAAATACGAGAAATTCAGACAATGGTGTTGTTGCAGTTCTTGCACCAGCAAATAATACCGGTTTAGGTGGAGCATCTTCACTTAAGGTAGATCAATGGAATGTAGATAACTTAAGGTTAGATGCAAATACATTATCATCCACCGATACCGATGGAGATATAGTTCTCGATCCAAATGGAACTGGAGAGGTTGTCATTCCTGATGACACTTTCTTAACGTTTGGCAATGATAAAGATTCAAAGATTGAATATGATGAAGATGGTGATAATAGTATTAAGGTAACAGGTGCTCCCTGGACTTATGAAACTGACGTCAATATAACAAATGGTCTTGAAGTTGGTAATATTGGTATTTCATCCAATGTTATCGCAACTAGAGCAGGTGGTGGTAATGAACTGTATATTGATCCATATCCCGATGGATTAAGTAATGAAGGTAAGGTCATCATCAAAGGTGATTTACAAGTTGATGGTACTACAACAACTGTCAACTCCACATCTTCAACTTTAAATGATGCAATTTTACATCTTGGTGATGTAACTAGTACCAGAACAGTAATGGCAGAACATGCCAGTGGTACAAATACAATTACTTTAGACTCTGTAGTTGGTATTAATACTGGTGATATTATTGCTCACGCAAATATTCCTGGTGCAACATCAATTACTGCCTTTAACACAGGCACTAAAGTTGTTACGATGTCAGCAAATAGTACTGCTGGTATTACAACAACTTCTCAAGTAACACTTACTCACGCTTACGATAGTAATACTGATAGAGGTATATCTTTCAGTTACAACACAAGTAGTGGAACTTCAAATAATAAAGAAGGTTTCTTTGGTTTTGATGATAGTTCTATTGCAAATAGTGCTGCTGATGCCGATAACCACGGAACTCACGCAGATGACAGTAGAAGATGGACGTATGTTCCAGATGCAAGTATTGCAAGCAGTCTTGTCAGTGGAACCAAAGGTTTCTTAGATATTAAAGGTATCTACTACCAATCTGGTGATTACAATACTGGTGGTATAGTTTACTTTGATGACACTGGTCTTCAGAGATCCACAAATGCCGTTGCATCGCCTGTAGTCACATCTAAACAGATGTTGACTGCTATCACTAAGAACACCCTTGCTCTTGGCAGTGCTGTTACTGCGTCTGCAGGAGATATCATCAGACAGGATACTACTGGTGCTTATGGTGTTGTTGAAACTGCTGTTACTGGAGCAAATTCTGTTAATGTAATTGGTGTTGAGGGAACATTTAATACATCCGGCAATCTTAGGAGAGAAGGTGTTAATGGAGCAATTGCAAATCTTGCTTCAGTTCCCAATACTGTTAGTGTAATATATACTAACAAACCCCACTGGACTTCAACACTTGACGGGGGAACTTTCTGAGGTAATTAATGGACAATCAAAGTGAAGTTGATGTTAACGTTCTCATAAAAATTTATAATTCAAAGTTAGCAGCGGTATCAAATCAAAATGTTCTTCTTGAGGCAAAGTTGGCAACTATGTCTCAAGATTTTAAAGAACAAGTAGAATCTCTACTTGAAGAGAACGCTGATCTTAAAGCAAAATTAGAAGGTTAATATGGCAAAACCATCATCTAGACAAGGACTCATAGACTACTGTTTACGTCAACTTGGTGCTCCAGTTCTTGAGATTAATGTAGACGACGATCAAATTGATGATCTAGTTGATGATGCCATTCAATATTTTAATGAGCGCCATTTTGATGGTGTGGAAAAAATGTATCTCAAGTATGAGATAACACAAGGTGATATTGATAGAGGTACTGCAGCAGAATCTTCAGGATCAAGTACAGTAGCACCAAAAACTGGAATAGGAGTAACAGTTACTACTGGCGAATCAACAATTGTAGGAACTGCAACAACTTTTAGTTTCTATGAGAATTCAAATTACATCCAAGTTCCAGAATCGGTTATTGGAGTAGAAAAGATATTTAAGTTTGATACTAGTTCCATTTCTGGTGGAATGTTTAGTATTAAATATCAATTATTTTTGAATGATATGTATTATTTCAACTCTGTAGAGTTGTTACAGTATGCAATGACTAAGACTTATCTTGAGGATATTGATTTTTTACTTACTCCAGATAAACAAGTAAGATTTAATAAGAGGCAAGATAGATTATATCTAGATATTGATTGGGGTTCGCAAAATGTAGGTGAGTTTATTATTTTAGAATGTTATAGAGCACTGGATCCGGTATCATTTACTCAAATTTACAATGATAGTTTTATAAAACCATTTTTGACTGCTCTGATCAAACGTCAATGGGGTAGAAACTTAAGTAAGTTTAGAGGAGTAAAACTTCCAGGCGGTCTTGAGATGAATGGTGATGGTATTTTGCAACAAGCAGAACAAGAATTGGCAGATATTAAATCACGTATGTCTTCAGAGTATGAACTTCCACCTCTCGACTTTATTGGATAATGGCACTTAATCCATTCTTTTTACAAGGGACTGCATCTGAACAAAGATTGGTCCAAGATCTAATAAACGAGCACCTGTCAATGCATGGTGTTGAAGTTACATATATTCCAAGAAAATATGTAAATAAAAAGACTGTATTGGAAGAAGTTCAAACTTCAAAATTTGATGATAATTTTGCAATAGAAGCATATGTAAACACCTATGAAGGATATGGTGGTGCTGGCGATATTATGACTAAATTTGGGGTCAGTATTCGTGATGAACTGATTCTAACAATTTCAAAAGAAAGATTTGAAGATTTCATTGCTCCATTTATGGCTGGTCAGGATGATGGAACTGATGATTCAATAATGCCAACTCCAACTCGCCCAAGGGAAGGAGATTTGATTTATTTCCCCTTAGGACAGAGATTATTTGAGGTAAAATTTGTTGAGCACGAGGATCCCTTTTACCAATTGGGAAAGAACTACGTTTATCAACTTAAATGTGAACTCTTTGAATATGAAGATGAAATTATTGATACAACAATCGAAACTATCGATACTCAAGTTCAAGATGAAGGATTCATTACCCAACTTCAATTGATTGGTATTGGTAGAACAGCAACGGCATCTGCATCTATTGAGGGATCTGTTTCTAGTGGATATATTCAAGAGATATTCTTAAATAATGATGGAGGAAATTATACATCAGTACCAATTATTGGATTTACATCTTCTCCAACAGGTCAGATTGGAGATACTGCAACCGCTGTTGGTTTCATGACAACAAGAGCAGGAGTTACTGGTCTTGAAAGAATTCTTCTTACCAATGCTGGTGCAGGATATACTGTTACACCAACTATTACAATTACTGGTGGTGGCGGATCTGGTGCTGCTGCTACTTGTAGATTGGTCACCTCTGGTCAAGGCGTTGTCAAATTAGTAATTACTGATACTGGTGTTGGATATGGAACTGCACCAACAGTAACTATTGCTGGACCACCTGCAAGTGGTATTGCACATACTGCAGTAGGTATTGCATCTATTGGTCGTGATGGAACTTCAAATGTTGTCAAATCAATTTACGTTCAAAATGCTGGTAGAGGATATAGTTCTTCTCCACAAGTAACTATTGCAGATCCAGAAACTCTTGCTGGCATTGGAACTTATATATTCAATGAAATAATAATTGGATCAAGATCTCAAACACGAGCAAGAGTTAAAGGATGGGATCAGGATACTAAAATCCTTAAGATTTCCAACGTTGGGATTGGAGAAACACAAACAAGATTCCAAAGGGGAGAAAATATTGTTGGACAAGAGTCTGGAGCTTACTACCCAGTCCAAGAATATAGACACGAAGACTTATACGATAAATATACTGAGAACGATGAGTTCCAAGTCCAAGCAGATAAAATATTGGACTTTACAGAAAGAAATCCATTTGGTACGTTTTAATGTTAGGAACTTATTATTATCACGAAATTGTTAGAAAAACAATTATTGGTTTTGGAACATTATTCAACGATATTCATGTTCGTCATACGGGAGAAAATGGTACAAATTTTAGTGAGATAGAAGTACCTCTTGCATATGGACCTAGTCAAAAATTTCTTGCAAGAATTACACAACAAGCAGATTTAAATAGAGCAGTTCAAATTACAATGCCAAGGATGTCATTTGAAATGACATCTATTAACTATGATGCAACCAGAAAATCAAGTTTAGTTCAGACATTTAAAACTTGTGATGACGGTAGTAAGGCAAAAAAAGTTTTTATGCCAGTTCCGTATAACATTGGATTTGAATTAAACATTCTTTCAAAGTTGAATGATGACTCATTACAGATATTAGAACAAATTCTGCCATACTTTCAACCACACTTCAATTTAACTATTGATTTAGTAGATTCTATTGGAGAAAAAAGAGATATTCCTATTATTTTAGAGAGTGTTGGATTCCAAGATGATTATGAAGGAAATTTTGATACAAGACGTGCATTGATACATACTTTACAGTTTACAGCAAAAACTTATCTGTTTGGTCCTGTTGCCGATAGTAGTGATGGACTTATCCGTAAGGTTCAGGTTGATATGTACACCAGTACAGATGTTAAGACTGCCAAACGAGAAGTTCGTTATACAGTTACACCAACATCCAAAATTGATAAAAATGATGATGGTGTAATTGATGAATTAGACCATAAACTTTTAATGCCAGGTGATGATTTTGGATTCTCGGAAACAACTGAATTCTTTGCAGATTCCAAGACATTCAGTCCAACCCGTAAAATTGATATCTAATAACAATGACTAATAGTTATGATTCTATTGATGAAGCACTCAATATTGAAAGTAGTATTGTTGAGTCAAAACCAGTAAAACCTGTTCCACTAAAAGTGGAAAAGAATGATATTAAAAAAGATTATGAGTATACAAGAGCAAACTTATATTCTTTGATTGAAAAGGGTCAAGAAGCAATAAATGGTATTATGGAACTTGCAGGTGAAAGTGCAAGTCCTAGAGCATATGAAGTTGCGGGTCAATTAATCAAATCTGTTGCAGATACTACAGATAAATTAGCAGATCTTCAGAAAAAGTTAAAAGATCTGGAAGAAGATAATGGTAGTAAGGGACCAAATAATGTAACAAATAACGCTTTATTTGTTGGGTCTACATCAGAACTTTCAAAGTTACTCAAACAAGGTTTTCTAAATAATAATGAATCTGATAGTAAGTGATGTCTAAGAAGTCCTGCAAAAAAGGATATTACTATTGCAACACTGATGAAAAGTGTAAAAAAATACCTCGTGGTTATATTCTTGGTATAGGTGGATATCTTCGTAAGGAAAAAGGTGATGATTCTGATGAAGAAACAAAAAATAATGGTAATGGAGGAAATGGAAATGGAAATCACTCAAATGGCAATGGCAACGGGGATGGCTCCTCTTCTGATGGAGGTGGTGAAGGCGGCGGAGGTGGCGTCTCTGAATCGTGGAGTGCAAAGTACAAAAAATCCATCGATTGCAATAATCCAAAAGGATTCTCTCAACGAGCACATTGTGGGAGTAGAGAAAAAGTAAGCGAATCGAAGAGTGGTGATTCTTCTTTGCGTGACTGGTTTAGTAAGAGTAAGTCTAGTGATGGCAAACCTGGTTGGGTCCAATTGGGTGGGAAATATGCTGGAAAACCTTGTGCAAAGCAACCAGGACAAAAGACCAAACCTAAGTGTGGGTCCAGCAAAATGGCTGCAAATTTAAATGATAAGGAAGAGAAAAAGGCATTTAATAGAAAGCAACGTCAAGATCCAAATCCAAATAGAAAAGGAAAGGCAATCAACGTGAAAACAGAATCTTATTCAAACTGGAGAGAAGAATCAAAATCTATTGATGAAGGTGCTGCAAATGTCATTCGTGCAGGTTTAGCAATAGGTACAGGACTTGCTGGATTGAAACTTATGGACAAAGCAAGAGAAGTTGGTGAGAAGGTTAAATCTAGAAATCAAAAAATGCAAGATGCCATCAACAAGGCAAGAGGTGTTAAAGAGGAAGTTATTGCCGAACGCGATGCCTGGGGTACAGGTCCCAGAGATATGATTAAGATGGGTGGTAAGGGAGGTTTGAAGAGTCCACAGGATCTTGAAAGAGAAAGACTGCAGAGATTAAAGAATTTGAAACCAGGAGTTAAATTAGATAAAGCACATTATGAACCAGAAGGTGAAATGGTTGATGAAGGTAAGAAAGATGCTTGCTATCATAAAGTCAAGTCTCGTTATTCTGTCTGGCCAAGTGCTTATGCATCAGGTGCTTTAGTTAAGTGCCGTAAAAAAGGTGCTAAGAACTGGGGTAACAAAACCAAAAAAGAAAGTTATGAGTTCTCCAATTGGAGAGATGATTTTCAGGCACTTGAATATGAATCTGTAGATATTATCAAAACAGAACCACTACAACCAACTGAAGGAATTGGAAGTAAGATGCTTGATGAAAAGTGTTGGAAAGGATATAAGAAAAAGGGTATGAAGACAATGTTTGGAAAAAGATATCCAAATTGTGTCAAGGAAGAAGGGATTGAGCAAATTCAAGAAGTTTCTGCTGAAACGAAATCTGATATTAAAAGGAGGTTTGCTGATAGAAAATCAAATAAAGAATTTAAAGCTGGTGGTGGATATGCTGCAATGGACCAAAAAGGTCAAACTGCGGATCAGGTAAGATCTCAGGGGCAGCGTAATTTTGAACCTAGAAAGTTCCAAGCACCTAATGTTCATAACACTAAAACAAAAGATAAAATTACTTATGGTGGCAGTCCTTCAATGACTTTCTCCACGAAAAGTGAATCCATAAATCATTATGATTGGAGATCAGATTTTGACATGCAAGAAGATTGGCAGAAATCAAATCGCAAAGATGGTGTTGATGGTATGAGTCAAAAATCTGTTAATGCATATAAGCGTGAGAATCCAGGTTCTAAACTGAAGACTGCTGTAACAGGCAATCCAAAGAAAGGAAGCAAAGATGCAAAGCGTCGTTCTTCTTATTGCAGTCGATCTAAAGGTCAGATGAAGATGCACAACATCGATTGCTCAAAAACCCCAGATAAGAAAATTTGTAAAGCACGTAGAAGGTGGAAGTGCTGATGAAAACTTTTAAACAGTTTATCGAACAAACAGTTCCAAAAGGATTTCCACAAGGAGTCAATATTAATATTGTACCCGGTTCTGGTGATATTGATAGAGGCAGACGTGCTTTCGGTTTAGGTAGAAGGAACACGACTCTCGATTTTCATAGAGAAAGGGATAAGGAAAGGGAGAAAGCAGGTATACCCGCTCAGAACACTAATCGTGGAGCTCCACGATTCAATTACCCATCTGTAACTCCGAGTACACAAAAAATTACTCCTTTAAGGAATCCTAAAGCACCAATGGATGTATAGATGTATGAAAACTTTTAAGCAATTTTTAGAACAAAAAGTAGACAGTGGAGCATATCGTTATCTACCTAGTAATGCATCTTGGGTAAATAATTATATTATCAATGATGCTAAAAATAAAAAGACAAAAAACGATTCGTTTTTTTATAAATTTGATGTGAAGTCAAAATGAAAAAGAAACAAATTTAGAAGTTAAAAAAAATTGATTTGTTATGAATGAACAGTACCTTGGCAATCCATTATTAAAAAAAGCAAATACACCCATCGAATTTACTCAAGATCAAGTTCTTGAGTTTATGCGGTGTAAAGAAGATCCCGTCTATTTTGCAAAAAACTATGTAAAAATTGTTTCTCTTGATGAAGGATTGACGCAGTTTGATCCTTATGACTTTCAAGAGAAATTAATTCACAATTTTAATAATAACAGGTTTAATATCTGTAAGATGCCACGTCAGACTGGTAAGTCTACCACTGTGGTATCTTATCTTCTACATTATGCTGTTTTTAATGATAGTGTTAACATTGGCATCTTAGCAAACAAGGCGGCAACTGCTAGAGAACTTCTCAGTAGGTTACAAACTGCTTACGAAAACTTGCCTAAATGGATGCAGCAGGGTATCATATCATGGAACAAAGGATCTTTAGAGTTAGAAAATGGCAGTAAGATATTGGCAGCTTCTACGTCTGCAAGTGCTGTCCGAGGCATGTCGTTCAATATCCTATTCCTCGACGAATTTGCATTCGTTCCAAACCATGTTGCAGACTCGTTCTTTGCATCTGTTTATCCTACTATTACTTCTGGTAAAAACACCAAAGTAATTATTGTATCCACTCCACACGGTATGAATCATTTCTACCGAATGTGGCATGATTCTGAGAAAGGTAAAAATGAATACATTCCAACTGATGTTCATTGGTCCGAGGTTCCTGGAAGAGATGAAGTATGGAAAGAACAGACGATTGCTAACACATCTGAACAGCAATTCAAAGTCGAGTTCGAGTGTGAGTTTCTTGGTTCTGTCAATACCCTTATAAATCCATCAATTTTAAAGAATCTCATTTATGAAGATCCTATCCAAAGAAGTGCAGGTTTAGATGTCTACGAAAAAGCGAAACCTGAACACAACTACCTTACTACTGTTGATGTTGCTCGTGGGTTGGGCAACGATTATTCTGCATTTATCGTTGTTGATATTACAGAGTTTCCCTACAAGATAGTAGCGAAGTATAGAAATAATGAAATAAAACCGATGTTGTTTCCCAACATCATTCAACAAACAGCGAAGGCATATAATGATGCTTGGGTGCTAATAGAAGTCAATGATATTGGAGAGCAGGTAGCAAACATTCTCCATTATGACTTGGAGTATGAAAATATGTTGATGGCAGCGATGAGAGGTCGTGCAGGACAAGTTGTTGGGCACGGATTCTCAGGTAAAAAATCACAGATGGGTGTTAGAACAACAGCACAAGTTAAAAAACTTGGTTGTTCAAACTTAAAAATGTTAATTGAAGATTTTAAGTTATTAACATTAGATTATGAAATAATTTCCGAACTGACTACCTTTGCTCAGAGACACAATTCTTTTGAAGCAGAAGAAGGTTGTAATGATGACCTTGCAATGTGTCTTGTTATCTTTGCTTGGTTGGTAGCACAAGACTACTTCAAGGAAATGACTGATAATGATATTCGTAAGAGAATATATGAAGAGCAGAAAAATCAGATAGATCAAGATATGGCACCTTTTGGATTTTTAGATGATGGAATTAATGATATGACAGGATCATTTACAGATAAAGATGGTGATCGCTGGCATACTGACGAATATGGTGATCGAGCATATATGTGGGATTATTATTGATGGAGTTAGATGATCAATTAAAACTAGGACATCTTCTACTTTATGATAGAAAATGTAGAGTTTGTGGTAACACTAAAAATATGCTTGATGGATTTTACAGAACTAGAAAAGATAGAGGTCCAGTTGCATCATCATACTCTTATGAATGTAAAGAATGTACTAAAAAAAGAGTTAAAAAGGGTAGTGATGTTTGGGAATACCCAGATTGGTAGGTTTCACGTCTGGATTCCCCATTGAAAATGCCCTTTTTGATAAATAATTTCAGGTAATTCTGGACCAAGGAGAACAAAAAAGATGCCACTAAATTTAGCATCTCCTGGAATTGTAGTAAGAGAAGTTGACTTAACTATTGGAAGAGTCGATCCAGTCTCTGGCTCTATTGGGGCGATTGTTGCTCCTTTTGCCAAGGGACCTGTAGATCTTCCACAGTTTATTGAAAACGAGGACGATCTCTTAAACACTTTCGGTAGACCATATTCCACAGATAAGCATTATGAGAGTTGGATGGTTGCATCATCCTATCTTGCTTATGGAGGAACTCTACGAGTTTCTAGAGCAGATGATTTCAACATTCTGACAGGCGAAGGTCTTAAGAATGCTTATGTTGGAACTGCAACAAGCATCAGAATCAAGAGCACTTCTCACTACGAAGAACTTCAATATGATGAAAATGCAATTACAGGTGTTACCTTTGCTGCAAAGAACCCTGGTACTTGGGCAAACGGAATCCGAGTTGCTGTAATTGATGGTAAAGCAGATCAAACATTAACAGGATCAGGACTTGGATCTGGTGTTTCTGTTGGTTTTGGTTTCACTTATGGAGTGCCTGCTGGCACTGTTGTTCCTGTTGGAACTGGTGGAACTACAATTCTTGATGGATACTTCCAAGGTGTAATCACTGAAGTTAGTGCAGACTCACTTGGTGTTAAGTTGGTTAAGCACGTTTCTGCTGCAGGAACTGTTACAAATGCTGACTACGAACAAAACGGCAAATATGCTTTAGCAAATACTGGAACAATTGGTATTGCAACTGATGGACAATCTAGTGCTTTTGCTTCAAGATCATACACTGGAGAAAGTGATTGGTTTGAAGGGCAAAAAATTGTTCTAACATCAACAGATCTAAAAGGAAATCCAGTAGAACTTGAGTGGGATGGACTTGCCAACCGCCCAGGAACTTCAGAATATGCTGCAAACAGAAACGGCAGATTTGATGAAGTTCATGTTGTTGTCATTGACGACAAAGGAACAATAACTGGAAATGCAGGTTCTATTCTGGAGAAGCATTTAAATCTTTCCAAAGCAAAAGATGCTGAATTCTCCGTAGGTTCTACATCTTATTGGAGAAAGTATCTTTATACCAATTCCAGATATGTATTTGGAGGATCTGCTCCAGTAGGCATTACTACAGTCGCATTTAGTGACAATGGTGTTGCACAAAACGAACTTGATCTTGACTGTGGATGGGATCAAAATGCAGATAGTGTAAACTTTGCTGGTTCTGGAGTTTTTACTGCATCTCTTGGAGGTGGTAAGAACTATGGTGGTAAGACAACTCTTACTGAGCAAGGAGCACTTTATTCAGGCGCTGATGACATTATCAGTGGACTTGGTAAGTATGATAACACTGAAGAATACGAAGTAGACTTCATCCTGATGGGATCAGGAAACTGGGATAAAGATACTGCACAGGGTATTGCACAAAAAGCAATTGCTGTTGCGGAAGCAAGACAAGATGCTGTTGCATTCATCTCACCATATAGAGGTGCATTCCTTTCAGATAATACTGTTGGAACTGTAACAGTTAATGATATTGATCAAATTACTGAAAATGTAGTTTCGTTCTATGCTTCACTTTCATCTACAACTTATGGTGTATTTGATAGTGGTTACAAGTATATGTACGACCGCTTCAATGATACTTTCCGTTATGTTCCTCTAAATGGAGACATCGCTGGTACTTGTGCCAGAACAGACATTCAACAGTTCCCTTGGTTCTCACCTGCAGGAACATCGAGAGGTTCTATTCTCAATGCTGTAAAACTGGCATATAATCCAGGTAGAAAGCAGAGAGATGTTCTTTACTCAAATAGGATCAACCCAATTATCTTCTCCCCTGGAGCAGGTATTATCCTATTCGGTGATAAAACTGGATTTGGAAAGTCTTCCGCGTTCGATAGAATTAACGTTCGTCGCTTGTTTATCTTCTTAGAAGATGCAATTTCTGCTGCCGCTAAGGACTTCCTGTTTGAGTTCAACGATGAAATTACAAGAACTAATTTTGTAAACATCGTAGAACCATTCCTGCGTGATGTTCAATCTAAGAGAGGCATCTTTGATTATGTTGTTATTTGTGATGAAACAAATAATACTCCTGAAATTATTGATGCTAATGAGTTTGTTGCAGACATCTACATCAAACCAGCAAGATCGATTAACTTCATCGGTCTTACCTTCATTGCCACCAGAACTGGTGTTGCATTTGAAGAAGTAATCGGTTCCGTTTAATTTAAAGGTTAACTCAAATGCCATCTAGACAACAGATTAATCCACCCCCACTAAGGAAAATTACCGACTTCAAGAGTAAGTTAACGGGTGGTGGCGCTCGCGCCAATCTCTTTGAAGTCGTACTCCAGTTCCCTGATGCAGCGCAACCTTCTTCTGACGTTCTTGATAAATCAAGATTCTTGGTAAAGGGTGCCAACCTTCCTGCATCAAACATTGCTCAGATAGATGTACCTTTCAGAGGTCGTATTCTAAAAATCGCAGGTGATCGTACCTTCGATACCTGGACAGTTACCGTCCTGAATGATGCCGATTTCGCTATTCGTTCCGCCTTTGAGCGTTGGATGAATACTATCAATCGTGTATCTGATAATACTGGTTTAACAGATCCAGCAACATATCAGGCAGATGCATATGTTTATCAGTTAGACCGTGATGGTTCTACTCTGAGATCTTATCGCTTCTATGATGTGTTCCCAACTGCAGTAGCACCTATTGATCTCTCTTATGATGCAGGAAATGCAATCCAAGAGTTCACTGTTGAAATGCAAGTTCAATGGTGGGAAGCAACTAAAGGTACCGGCGCTAATGCTGGCGGTGAAAACATCAACTAAATAGAAGAAGGTAATAGACACTTAAACTTATTATGGCCAAACTTTTTGGTTTTAAAATTGACGGCAACCAAAATAAGTCACCTTCAGTCATCTCCCCCGTTCCTGAAACTAATCAGGACGGGGTTGATAACTATGTCTCTAGTGGATTTTATGGTTCATATATTGACATTGAAGGTGTATTTAAAACAGAGCATGATTTAATAAAAAGATATAGAGAAATGTCACTCCATCCTGAAGCGGATGGTGCTATTGAAGATGTAGTTAATGAAGCAATAGTTAGTGATTTGTATGACTCACCTGTTGAGATTGAGTTATCAAATCTGAATATAAGTGAACCTCTCAAGATTAGAATTAGAGAGGAATTCAAGTATTTAAAAGAGATTTTAGATTTCGATAGAAAAGCACACGAAATCTTTAGAAATTGGTATGTTGACGGAAGAATATATTATCTCAAAGTAATTGATATGGCAAATCCCCAAGCGGGGATTCAAGAGTTGAGATATATTGATCCTCTTAAGATGAAGTATATTCGTCAAGAGAAGAAAAAACCAAATCAATATGATATTGGTACAATAAGAGTTAATGGTGCTCAGAAACAAGAAATTGATCAATATAAAGGACCCGAATTTGAAGAATTTTTCCAATACACACCATCACCAAACTATCCAACAACTAGTGTTGGTAGAAGTGCATCAAAGGCAATAAAACTGTCAAAAGATTCTGTAACTTATTGTACTTCTGGTTTAGTAGATAGAAATAAGAATACAGTTCTATCATATCTGCATAAAGCAATTAAAGCACTCAATCAACTGAGAATGATTGAGGATTCGCTTGTTATCTATCGTCTCTCCCGCGCACCCGAGCGTAGAATTTTCTACATCGATGTTGGCAATCTTCCAAAAGTAAAAGCAGAGCAATACCTCAAAGAGGTTATGTCTCGCTACAGAAATAAACTTGCATATAATGCACAGACTGGAGAAATCCGTGATGATCGTAAGTTTATGTCCATGATGGAGGACTTCTGGTTACCTCGCCGTGAAGGTGGTAGAGGAACTGAAATCACAACTCTTCCTGGTGGTCAAAATCTGGGAGAACTTGCTGATATTGAATATTTCCAGAAAAAACTCTACAGAGCACTTGGTGTTCCGGAATCCAGAATTGCTGCTGATGGTGGGTTTAACCTCGGTCGTTCTTCTGAGATTCTGAGAGATGAACTCAAGTTTGCTAAGTTTGTTGGTCGTCTGAGAAAGCGTTTTTCTCAGATGTTCAATGATATGCTCAAAACTCAATTGATTCTGAAGAACGTCATTACTCCAGAAGATTGGGAGTATATGAAAGATCATATTCAATATGATTTCTTGTATGATAATCAATTTGCAGAACTTAAGGAATCTGAATTGGTCCAAAACCGTCTGGGTCTCCTAGCAACTATGGAACCATACATCGGTAAGTTCTATTCAACTGAGTATGTCCGTAAGAGAATCTTGCGCCAAAGTGATTCTGAGATCATTGAAATTGATATGCAGATTGAAGATGAGATTATGAAAGGAATTATTCCAGATCCGTCAACAATAGATCCTGTAACTGGACAACCTTTACCACAAGTAGGTGAAGGTTCTGGTATGGCAGGAATGGGTGCAGATCCAAATGGGATGGGTGACATTCCAAATGATGAAGATACGAGTTCTGATGATGCAGCAATTGTGGATGCACAGTATCAGAAAGATACCAAAAAGGCTGAGTTATAAATATAGTATAAGATTATATTGAAAATTTTTATGGAAGATGTTGTCGATTTGATGGCTACTGGTGCTAAGGCATCTGAAGTCAGTGATAGAATGAAAGAAATTCTGTATGCGAAAGCAGCAGAAAGAGTTGATCTTGCTAGACCACACGTTGCAAATTCAATGTTTGGTCAAGAGTTTCAACCCACAACTGAAGATGAAACTGAATCAGAAACTGAAGTAGAAGCAGAAGCAGAAACTGAAGTTGGTGATGAAGTAGAACAAGAGTTGGAAACAGAAGAGGATTCTGAGTAATGGCATACGTTCGTCACGACGAAAATTGTAATCCTGTTTCTCCGCAACCAGGAAAAACATCAGTCACCCAATTTGGTGGCAATGAAGGATGGACAAGTATAACGTATGAAAATTTCAATGCGGACTATCAAGCCCGCAATGCAAATAATACTGCCAGGACACCCGGAACATATCAAGCAAGAAATGCTGATAATACCACCAGAACTCCTGGAACATATCAACGTCATGATGAAAACTGCAATCCAGTAACAGGTTAATAACAACAATGAAACTTATCACAGAAGAAGTAACAAATGTAGAAATTCTTACCGAAGGTAAGGGTGCTAACAAGAAACTTTATATTGAGGGAGTCTTCCTTCAAGGTGAACTCAAGAACAGAAATGGGAGAATGTATCCCATGCAAACTCTTTCTAAGGAAGTAAATCGCTATTGCGAAACTTTTGTCAATAAGGGTCGTGCTTTGGGTGAACTAGGTCATCCCGATGGTCCTACTGTCAATCTTGACAGGGTTTCACATAAAATTACTTCTCTGGTTCAAGAAGGTAATAATTTTAGAGGAAAGGCACAAATCCTTTCCACCCCTATGGGTAAAATTGCATCTTCTCTTCTAGATGAAGGTGTGAAACTTGGCGTATCTTCTCGTGGTGTTGGATCACTCCAAACCACAAGTGAAGGATGCAAAATTGTTGGTGAAGATTTTCAGTTAGCAACTGCTGCTGATATCGTTGCCGATCCCTCCGCTCCAGACGCTTTTGTTAATGGAATTATGGAAGGAAAAGATTGGGTTTGGGAAGGAGGAATCCTTCGCGAACAACTCGCAGAAAGAACTGAGAGAGCAATTAATAAATTATCTGATCAAAGACAACTTGAGGAGCATAAACTCCAGTTATGGAATAATTTCCTATCAAATCTTTGAATTATAAATAAATATATGTAATTAAGTAATTAATCACATATTTCAAATGTCCGTTGGTAACAATTTACAAGAAATGGAAAACGTAGTAACGAAAGGAGCTGCTGCTGCTGAGCCAATGACTTCAGCTGGAATCCCAGTAGAAGATCTCGGCGGTCCTACTCCCGAAAATTCAAATCCCTTCGATGGATCGAATTCACTTGCAACCCCAGGTGCAACTCTCAAGCAGGTAAAAGACGTCGTCAATGCTAAAGCAGCACCTGGCGATGCCGGAACAGCAAAAGAGGAAACCGAAGTTGATGAGACTCAGGAAATAGTTTCTGAAGAGGAAGCAACCACAGAAGAGGTTGTTTCTGAAGAGGAAGTAGCAGCTGAAGAAGTTGTTGCCGAAACGGAAGAAGAAATTACTGAGGAAGAGACTATTAACATCGAAGCAGATGTTCAAGCACTTTTAGAAGGTGAAGATCTCTCTGAAGAGTTCCAAGATAAAGCACGCACTATCTTTGAAGCAGCAGTTAAAACAAAAGTTGCTGAAATGAAAGATGCGCTTCACGAAACATATCAGAATGCTCTGGTAGAAGAAGTTTCTTCTATTCGTGAAGAACTCAGTGAGCGTATGGACTCCTATTTGGAGTACGTCGCTGACGAGTGGTTCCAAGAAAATGCACTTGCTGTTGAGCAAGGACTTAAAAATGAAATTACCGAATCCTTCATTACTGGAATGAAGGGTCTCTTTGAAGAACATTATGTAACAATCCCTGAAGAAAAATACGATGTACTTGAGAGCATGGTAGATAAACTAGATGAAATGGAAGGTAAACTCAACGAACAGATCGACAGAAATGTTGCTCTGAATCGTAGATTAGCAGAATCTAATGCAGATGGCGTTTTTGCTACTGTCTCTGAAGGACTTGCAGTCACTCAGAAAGAGAAGCTCGCTACTCTTGCAGAAAATGTTGAGTTTGAAAGTGAAGCAGACTATCGCGAGAAACTGGTAACTCTAAGGAAATCTTATTTCCCTGAGTCCGCTGGCACTCCAAGCACCTCCGAGAATCTTTCAGAAGAGGTTTCTACCAACGAGGTTATCTCTGAAGAGGTATCCCCAATGATGCAAGCCTATCTGCAAACTCTCTCTAGAGCTGCTAAAAAGTGATTTTTAAATCATAAATTCAAACTATAACTTTTTTAAAAAAATGCAAATGCCTAACACAGAGGCTCTGCAGGAAAAGTGGGCACCCATTCTCGACTATGAGGGAATGGATCCAATTAAGGATTCCCACCGCAGAGCTGTTACCGCCGTTCTCCTAGAGAACCAAGAACAAACAATTAAGGAAGAGCGTGAGTTCCTTTCCGAAGGTCCTACCAACGCAGTTGGTGCTGGAGGATATACTTCCGCTGGTGGTCAAACCGTTGCTGGTTTCGACCCCGTTCTGATCTCCCTGATCAGACGTGCAATGCCTAACCTGGTCGCTTATGACCTCGCAGGCGTTCAACCAATGTCTGGTCCTACTGGACTGATCTTCGCAATGCGCTCCCGCTATGCTAATCAGAGCGGAACCGAGGCACTGTTCAACGAAGCAGACACCGCATTCTCTGGACAATCTTCAGCGAACGACAACACCGCAGGATTCACTGGTGGTGCTGTTGGTATGGGTACTACCGCACAATCTGGTAGCAATCCTGGACTTCTTAACCCAGAATCTGGTCAAACCGGAACAACCTACAACGTAGGTCAGGGTATGCGTACCGACGAGGCAGAAAGCCTTGGAGATGGTACAGAAGGACATTTCAACGAAATGGCATTCTCGATCGAGAAAGTCACCGTTACTGCTAAGAGCCGCGCTCTGAAAGCAGAGTATTCCTTGGAACTGGCACAAGACCTCAAGGCAATCCACGGATTGAACGCTGAGGCTGAACTCGCAAACATTCTCTCCACAGAGATCCTTGCTGAGATCAACCGTGAAGTCATCAGAACCATCTATAACGTTGCTGAGTCTGGTGCTCAAGCAAACGTTGCTTCTGCTGGTACATTTGACCTCGACACCGATTCCAACGGACGTTGGAGTGTTGAGAAGTTCAAAGGACTTATTTTCCAAATCGAGCGCGATGCTAACGCAATCGCACAAAGAACTCGTCGTGGAAAGGGCAACATGATCCTCTGCTCTGCAGACGTTGCTTCCGCCCTGACTATGGCTGGTGTTCTTGATTACACCCCTGCACTTAACGCTGGTCTCCAGGTTGACGATGCAGGTAATACCTTCGCTGGTATTCTGCAAGGTAAGTATCGTGTATACATCGATCCTTATTCTGCAAACAGTGCTGCTTCGCAGTACTACGTTGTTGGTTATAAGGGTGCTTCCCCTTATGATGCTGGACTGTTCTACTGCCCATACGTTCCCCTTCAGATGGTTCGTGCAGTTGGTCAGGACACCTTCCAACCAAAAATCGGCTTCAAGACCCGTTATGGTATTGTTGCTAACCCCTTCGCAGAAGGCACAAGTGTCGGCGCTGGCGCTCTTACTAAGAACACCAACCGCTACTACAGACGTGTTCGCGTTAACAACCTCATGTGATCTAATCTCACAAGGTTATACTGGAGGGTCTTCGGACCCTCTTTTTTTGTCTAAATACCTAAAAACCTCTGATGGGAAATTGTAGTTGGGCCAACCAGATTAATAATAGGAATTTTTTATCTGGTATTGGATTTAAATTTAATCTTGGTAAGTACCCGAAGGTTGACTTCTACTGCAATACTGCTAGAATTCCAGAAGTTACGCTTGGTACTGCCACTCAACCATCATATTTGAAAGATATTGATGTTCCTGGTGATAAACTCACTTATGGAGATTTATCTATTCAATTTCTTGTTGATGAGAATATGGAGAACTACAGGATAGTCCACGAATGGATTACTGGATTAGGTTTCCCAGAAACAGCACAACAGTTCAAAGATGTTACCACTGATAGAGATGGTATCAGAGATATGAACGAACAGTTTGCTGATGGTACTCTTCGCATTTTAAACAGCAACTTTAACGAGGTTGCTAAAGTAAAATTCCTTGATATGTTCCCAGTGTCTTTAAGTTCATTAGACTTTGATGCAACATCAACTGACGTGAACTACTTTACAGCACAGGCAACATTCAAGTATACTGTATATCAATTGACCTCTTCTATTAAATAATGGATCTTGAAAAAATTCAGGAAATGTGGCAGAGAGACTCTGTTATAGATCCTGATAACCTACATGATGAATCTTTAAAGATTCCACAACTTCATTCAAAGTATTATACAGTATACAATACTATAACATTACTGAGAGAGAAAGCAAGAGGGCAATATAACAAAGTAAAACTTGAACGTCATAACTTTTACACAGGTAAAGCAGACCCTGTTGTGTATGAAGAAGAACCTTTTCCATATAAAGTCCGTGAGAAAGATGCTATTCAACGCTATCTAGATGCAGATGATCGGTTAAATAAGATTGATATGAAGATTCGCTACTACGATACTTCTTTAAAATTTTTAGAGGAAATTATCAAGACAGTATCAAATAGAACCTTTCAAATTAAAAATGCTATTGACTGGCAAAAGTTCCAAGCAGGATTCTAATGGAAGATCAAGAATTTGAGTACCAAGTAAATTTAACTATATCAGACGTGCGTCTTTTACATCATTCTGTTTTGGAAACTATTAAATATTGGCCAGGAGCACCTGCTAGACCATATCAAGAACAGGAGCATCTTTGGTATATGCGCGACAGTCTTCAAAGAATGATATTAGATTATACATTCAATCAGCAATAATTATTATAAGTATAAAGTGGGGTAATAAATATTCATAGGTGAATCTTATGGATTATGTCTCATTTGATTATATCGAAGAAGAACGAAGTTTTTCTTCAAATTAAGGCGGATCCTCACGTCTATTATGAACTGGCAGACCAGTTTACATTTGAGGTTCCAGGTGCTAAATTTATGCCTCAATACCGTAACAAGTATTGGGATGGAAAAATACGTCTATTCAACACCCAGAATGGAGAGATATACGTTGGGTTGTTAGATAAGGTTATACAATTCTGTAAAGACCACGAATACTCCTATGAGTTCGTAGAGAACAAGTTCTATGGTCTTCCTTTTGAGGTTAATAAAATAATCTCAAAAGAAGGTGTGAAAGATTATATGACTGCGGTTAGTAAGTATGCACCTAGAGATTATCAGGTAGAAGGCGTATACGACGCCCTAAAGCATAATAGAAGGTTGTTGATATCCCCAACTGCCTCTGGAAAGTCTCTGATGATATATTCGATTGTGAGATATCACGTTGAACGCGGACAAAATACTCTGATAGTTGTTCCGACGACTTCGCTAGTAGAGCAGATGTATAAAGATTTTGCAGACTATGGCTGGGACGTAGGTTCATATTGCCACAAGATATACGCTGGTAGAGAACGAGAGACAAACTCTCAAGTTATCATTACTACCTGGCAATCGATCTACAAACTCCCCCGAAAGTATTTTGAGAGATTCTCAGTTATTGTTGGGGATGAGGCGCACCAGTTCAAAAGTAAGTCATTAATATCTATAATGACAAAACTTGGAGATGCAAAATATCGTTATGGATTTACTGGAACTCTTGATGGCACCCAAACTCATAAGTGGGTTCTAGAAGGATTGTTTGGTCCATCTTATAAAATTATCAGAACAGAAGAACTGATGAAAAAGGGGCACGTTGCCACCTTAGATATTAATGTTCTCCTATTAAAACATCCTGCCCATAAATTTGAAAACTTTGAGGAAGAAGTTCAGTATATCATCAATCATGAAAAACGCAACAAATTTATTAGAAATCTTGCACTCGACTTAAAAGGAAATACTCTCATTCTTTTTTCAAGAGTTGAGGGGCATGGTCAACCATTATATGATTTAATAAATAATGGTAGTGTAGAAGAAAGACACGTTTTCTTTGTTCACGGTGGTGTGGCAACACAAGACAGAGAACAAGTAAGAGAGATTACAGAGCAGGAAAACAACGCGATCATCGTCGCTTCATATGGAACGTTTAGTACTGGTATTAACATCAAGAACCTCCATAATGTTATTTTTGCTTCTCCATCCAAATCTAGAATTCGGAATCTCCAGTCTATTGGAAGGGTGCTCAGGAAAGGAAATAACAAAACCAAGGCAACTCTCTATGACATTGCTGACGACATTTCCTACAATTCACGGAGAAACTATACACTTAATCATCTAATTGAAAGAATCAAAGTTTATAACGAGGAGAACTTCAATTACGATATCGTAAACATACCACTGAAAAGTTAATGGGCGAAGAATTTCATGCAGTAATAAAATTAGTCACAGGAGAAGAAATTTTTTCATTAGTCTGTGTTGACGAGAATGATGGCGACCCTATACTTCTACTGATGAACCCAGTGATTATGAAATTAATGAGGAATCAAGTAGGACAATATGTCAAGGTCAGACCTTGGATGGAAATGGCAGATGATAGTATGTACGTAATCAAATATGATAAAATTATTACTATGACTGAAGTTAAACAAGGTCAAATGATTGAATTTTATACCAGATACTTGGATGATGAAGATGTTGATTTTACTGAAGATGGGAGAGTAAAACCTGACACTAAAATGGGTTATATCTCCTCAGTAAAGGAAGCAAGAAGAATGCTAGAGAAAATATACAACAATACAGAAGATCCTAAAGAAAGCTAAGCCCTTCTCTTCAACCTTAACAAAGATATTCTACTTATAATTCACTATGTTGTCAAGTCCTGATTATATGTTATAATATACATAACGAAAGTTTATTGAAAAAAGCAATGTTATGTCTAAAAAGAAATCAGAACACTACGTTAACAATAAAGAACTACTTGAGGCATTGATCGTCTATCGATCTAAAGTAGAAAAAAGTTTTATGGAGATCAACGGTAGAGAACCTACTAAGGCAGATAGGTCACAACGTTGGGAAGGAAAACCACCCATTACAAATTATTTGGGAGGTTGTTTTCTTAAGATTGCAACGCACTTGTCATATAAACCAAACTTTGTTAACTATATGTTCAGAGACGATATGATCTCTGATGGTATTGAAAATTGTGTTCAGTACATTCATAACTTCGATCCAGAGAAGTCTAAGAACCCATTTGCATACTTTACCCAGATTATTCATTACGCCTTCCTGCGCCGAATACAGAAGGAGAAGAAGCAACTGGAAATCAAAACTAAAATCATCGAACGTACTGGTTACGATGAGGTTATGGTTGTTGATGATAGCTTGCTTTCTAGTAGTAGTTCAGAGTATAATAGTATTAAGGACAATATTGCTTACAAGACAAACCGTCAATGAAGGTTGCTATTATTACCGATCAACACTTTGGTGCCCGTAAAGGTTCCAAGTTTCTTCATGAATACTTCAAAAAGTTTTATGATGATGTCTTCTTTCCCTATCTAGAAGAAAGTGGTATCAACACCGTAATTGATATGGGCGATACGTTCGATAATCGTCGCTCTATTGATCTGTGGTCTCTTGAGTGGGCGAAGGAAAATTATTATGATCGATTGGAGAAGATGGGCATAACTGTCCATACTATTGTCGGTAATCATACTGCTTACTATAAAGATACTAATTCTATTAATTCTGTTGATCTTCTTCTCACACAGTATAATAATGTTGAGATTTACTCAGAATGTGCTGAGGTAATGATTGATAAACTGAAAGTATTGTTTGTTCCTTGGATTAATGTAGAAAATTTTGATAGTAGTGTGAAGGCTATCAAGAGTACTGATAGTGTATGTGCGATGGGGCACCTTGAACTAAACGGATTCAGAGCACACCGTGGACACGTCATGGAAGACGGTATGGCATCTGATGAATTTGAGAAGTTCGACAAGGTGTTTTCGGGGCACTATCATACACGAAGCGACAACGGAAAAATCTTCTACTTAGGAAATCCTTATGAGATGTTCTGGAATGATGTGAATGATCCTCGTGGATTCACAATATTTGATACTGAAACTTTAGAGTTTGAGCACATTAATAATCCTTACAAACTCTTTTATAACATTTATTATGATGATACTCCTATCCAAACTTTTGATACTCGCGAGTATGAGGGTAAGATTGTAAAAGTCATTGTTAGGAAGAAAACCGAACCAAAGAAATTTGAAAGGTTTATAGATAAGTTATATTCCTGTGGAATTCAAGATTTAAAAATTGTTGAAAATTTTGATATACAAGAGAATGATGAATTTGAAGTTGAGGAAAGTGAAAATACAATTTCAATTTTGAACCGTTATATTGATGAAGCAGAGTTTGATTGTGACAGTACTATAATTAAAGGGATACTCCAAAAAGTTTATTCACAAGCTTGCGAAATAGAGTAATGTTCCTTCTCACACTCAAAGATAAGAAAGATGATGGCGCTTACGCCGTTCAAAACCGTTATGGTGAAAAAGTTCTCTTTCTCTTTGAAGATGAGGATGATGCAGATCGTTACGCAATGCTTTTAGAAGATAACGACGATGCTTATATGGATGTTGTAGAGGTTGATGATGCGCTTGCAATTTTAACTTGTAAACGCTATAATTACAAATATGCGGTAGTCACGCCAAATGACATTGTTATTCCACCAAGATTAGATGATAACCTTCCAGAAGATTAGATGGAAAAACTTTTTGTCCACTGGCAATCAGTTTACTGAAGTTGACTTTCAAAAAAATAATACTAATCTAATTATAGGTACAAACGGAGCAGGTAAGTCCACAATGTTGGACGCTCTTACTTTTGTTCTGTTTAATAAACCTTTCCGTAAGATTAATAAACCCCAATTAATTAATACCACAAATGATCGTGATTGTTTAGTTGAGATTGAATTTGAAATTAATACACGTCAATATATTGTAAGACGTGGTATTAAACCAAATGTTTTTGATATTATTGTAAACGGCACAGAACTTCATCGTGAAGCAGATGATCGTGCAATGCAACGTTTACTTGAAGATAGTATTCTTAAAGTCAACTATAAATCATTTACCCAGATTGTAATTCTGGGTAGTAGCACCTTTGTGCCTTTTATGCAGTTAACTACTACTAATCGGCGTGAAGTAATTGAAGATCTTTTAGATATTCGCATATTTTCTTTGATGAATAATATACTCAGAGATAAAATACGTACTCAAAAGGACCAAGTAAAATCACTTGACTTGAGAAAAGATAATCTTAAAGATAAGATGAAGATGCAGCAAAACTTCATCGACGAATTGGAAAATCGTGGAAATCAAAATATTGAATCCAATAATGTAAAAATCGATAAGTTGATGAGGGAAGTTGATTCTTATATGGTCGACAATTCTACTACTGAAGAAGATATATTTAAGTATACTAAAGAGCAAGAAGAAGTTACTGGAGCAACCAAAAAATTATCAAAGCTTAATACTTTGAAAGGTAAATTGTCTCAAAGAGTGAGCACAATTACCAAAGAGCATAAGTTTTTTAGCGAAAATACGGTCTGCCCTACTTGTACTCAAGATATAGAAGAATCATTCCGGTTAAATAAAATTGAGGACGTTCAAAATACGGCAAAGGAACTTAAGGAAGGTTTCAATGAGTTGGAATCAACCATAAAGTTTGAACAAGAAAGAGAACGTCAATTTAACAAATTATCTAAGGAGATTACGAACTTAACGCATGGCATTTCTCAAAACAATACTCGGATTAACTCAAATCAACGACAAATCCGAGATCTTGAACATGAAATTCAAACAATTACCGAGAACCTTGCAAACCGAAATTCTGAACATGAAAAATTAGACGAATTTAAAAGTAATCTCCAAAGCACATTTAACGAACTTTCAGACAAAAAACAAGAAATTGTTCATAACGATTTTGCATATTCACTACTTAAAGATGATGGAGTCAAAACGAAGATCATAAGAAAGTATCTTCCATTCATTAATCAGCAGGTTAATCGTTATCTTCAGATGATGGATTTCTATATTAACTTCCATCTTGATGAAGAATTTAAAGAAACTGTGAAGTCTCCTATACACGAAGATTTCTCGTATAGTTCCTTTAGCGAAGGTGAAAAGATGAGAATTGACCTTGCCCTACTCTTCACTTGGCGTGAAGTAGCGCGTCTCAAAAACTCTGTAAACACCAACCTGCTAATTATGGATGAGGTTTTTGATAGTTCACTAGATGGATTTGGAACTGATGAGTTTCTAAAAATTATCCGTTATGTTATCAAAGACGCCAACATTTTTGTCATCTCTCATAAACAAGATATGCGTGACAAATTTGAAAGTGTCATAATGTTCGATAAAGTTAAAGGATTTTCTCGTAGAGTATCTTCAGACAAGGAGGAGTAATGAACGTTCCAAACTGGCAGCATCATTCTAGAAAAGAACAAAAACCAACTCTCAAACCACAAGCAATGCGTGATAGGAGAACTGCATTACAACACCTTAAGAAAAAGTATAAGAACCGCCCAGACAAGGCGGTTTCGTCATATTATCAGACAATAAGAATGATAAATATATAAAAAGTGTTTATAGATGGATTCTTACGATAAGATAGAAGAACTATTACTTGCTGAAGGATATAGCAAAGAAGAAATTCCATCTATTATGGTTTCTTTAGTTGAGCAAGGAATTGATCCACTCCAGGTATTTGCGTCTGGACTTGGAAATATGTTGTTTAATAAGACTAAAACCCAAGTAAAACCAAAGATGACAACTACCCAACAATCGGGTGGTATGCTTGGTCAAAGAACTATTCCAACACCTGGTAATGGACTTCCACGTCAGGCACCAAAACCTGAGTTTGGTCCTGGTGCTGTAAGAACACCAACTGGTACTCCTACACCATCACTAAGACCAGGTGGTCAAACTCCAATACCTAAGTTTGGAACTCCTCCAGGTTTGAAACCTCCTACACCAACTCCTCCTGCAAGAAATAATCTTTCTTTGCAGAGAACACCACAGATTAAAGCACCCTCCCTTCCTTCTGCTGTTACGTCTACTGCATCTAGAGGTGCTGGATTGTTTAATAGACTTAAGTCAATTAAACCAGGAAGTCCACTTAAAATGGGTCTTTCTTTAGTTGCAGGAGGACTTATTGATAAAGGAG